GAACAGCAATAATAACAACAACAAATCCACATTCAGAAATTGACTGGACTAAATTTAAAACAGAATATGATAAATTGTAGGAGATAAATAAATGCTACTAGGACACACAACATTTTCCGAACAGGCCTTTCAGGATGCAAGGCTGGACGCGGTGCATAATATAGAGTTCGCGGAAACGGGATTTGGTATGACCTTCTCCCTCGGCACGGAAGTGGCGACAGGTGGAGCGAATGTATCTCCAAGTGGATCAGCGGCAACATTTAGTATTGGTGATGAAACAGCATTTGGTGAAGCATTCCAGAATTTAATTTCATTTAGTACTGGGGAACCTGACTTCTTTATTTGGAACGAAACAGACGATAGTCAAACAGTGACGTGGAAAGATGTACACCCAGGTTCTATTGATTAGGAGGTAACATGGCAGATGATGCAACGATAAGTTTAACGGCAACAATTTTACCTGATGAGATCTCCAAGACTATTAGTGGATCCATGACGGTAACACCGGACGATACTAATGATAAATGGTACTATAAATTAACAGCAATAACGACTACGAGTGCTGATTTAATTGCTGGTCGCTTTATTGATTATACTGCCGTTGATCAGGATACTGATATGACAGCGGTAAGTACAAGTGATAAAGTTAAATTTTTATTTATTAAGAACACAAGCACAGCGGACGGAATTGCTATTTGCCTTGACGGCGGAACAGCAGCCTATAACTTAGCGGACAGTATTTTTATTGGTCCATCACAGTCATGGTTTGGGAGACTTCCTAACGTGACAGTGGCTAATATTCATGCTATATCATCTGATGTAGGTGACGCAGGCGATGCAACAGCAAACGCTATTGTAGCTGCTTTAATAGACGATGTGGCATAAGGAGGAATAAATGGCTTCAACATATTCAAGTACACTTAATCTGGAACTTCAGGCAACTGGAGAGAACTCAGGAACATGGGGTACAAAAATAAATAATAATCTTCAGAAGCTGGAATCAGCTACGAAAGGATATGTATCTGTTGCCGTTGCTAGTACTTCTGATTCTTTAACTGCATCTGATGGTTCAACAACAGATGAACAAAGTAACGCAATAATTAAATTAACAGGCTCACTTACTGGAAATACAACCATGCAATGTGAAGCTGTGGAGTCCTGGTACATTGTTGATAATGCAACAAGCATGGGGACATATACACTTGGATTTAAACCAGCAGGCGGCACAGCTGCTTCGCTTGTTTCAAGTTCTAAACACATACTTTATTCTGATGGATCAACGATGTTTGATGTGCTAGCTGATTGTGGAAACATAGCGGCAAATGGAACATTGACAGTTACAGGAAATGTTGAATTTGATGGGGGTACTTTTATTTTTAATGAATCTTCAGCGGATGTAGATTTCAGGATTGAAGGAAACGGCGATGCTAACTTATTCTTTACGGACGCGGGAAATGATCGTGTAGGAATTAAAACAGGTTCACCTTCTACAGAATTACACGTTGTAGGTGGTATTAAAGCTACAGGTGATATTGATTTTGATGGTGGTGGATTTGTATTTAACGAAACAGGTGCTTCTGTTGATTTGAGAATGGAAACAAACACATTAGCAAACGCTTTCTTTGTAGATGGTTCAGCTGATAAAATTGGTTTTGGAACAAGTTCTCCAGCTGGAGCTGCAGTAGAAATTAATCAAGCGAATTCTTCTGGTGCCATTGCATGTTTAGCATTGGACCAAGATGATACGGACGAGCCTTTCATTAAGTTTGATGGTGATAGTCAATCAGATACTTCAGGAAATATTACAACTGATACAAGTATTGGATCATTAACAGGATATATCCGCGTTGATGTTTCTGGAACAGATCGCTGGATACCATATTACGCAACTAGTTAGGAGCTTTAATGCCGTTACAAAAACTGCAAGTAGCACCTGGTATAGATAAACAAAATACCGAATACGGTGCAGAAGGACGATGGGTAGATAGTGACAATGTTCGCTTTCGTTATGGACAACCTGAAAAAATTGGTGGTTGGGAAAAAGTTTCAAGTGACGCGCTCCTTGGCGCAACACGCGCTATCCTTACATGGTCCAGCAATGCCGGCGTTAACTACGCTATGTACGGAACTAATAAAAAACTGTATGCATATTCTGAGGGTAGTTATGGTGATATAACACCGACACGTGGAACAGGATCCATTACACAATTTGTAACATCAAATACATCAACAACAGTTACCGTAACGGATGCATCACATGGATGCTTAATTGGTGATCATGTTACTATCTCAAGTGTTAGTGGAGCAATTGGCGGAATCACACAGGCTAATTTACAAAATGAATTTGAAATACTAACGGCGGTTGATGATAATACTTATACAATTGAATCACCAGCTGCGGCGACATCTACGGCTACAGGTGCAACAGCTACAGCAACATACGAAATTAATTCAGGACCAGCAACATCAATCTACGGATATGGATGGGGCGCTAGTGTTTTTGATTCAACAGGTGATTCTACTAAAGGAACATTTAATGTTACTCGTGAAGGATTAACAGGCGCACAGGAAGCAAAACTAGTGGCAGAAAACTGGTCTCTTGATAACTGGGGCGAAGATGTTTTATCACAAAAGTTTAATGGGGGTTTATATTACTGGGATACATCTTCTGGATTATCAAGTAATGTTGCAGAATCAACAACTGTATCATCAGCACCAACTAAATCTAGATTTATGTTAGTATCTGGTGACGATCGTCATGTGATTTGTTTTGGAACAGAAACAACTATTGGAACAACGACAACACAAGATAATATGTTTATACGTTGGTCTGATCAAGAAGATACAAATACATGGACACCTTCAGCAACGAATACGGCTGGATCACAAAGACTTACTGCAGGAAATAAAATTAATGCAGCTGTTAGATCTAGGGGTGCAATTCTTATTTGGAGTGATACAGCATTATACCAAATGCAATTTATTGGCCCACCTTTTACTTTTGGATTTAAACAATTAGGTTCTAACTGCGGTGCGGTAGGAATTGATGCTGCAATTGATATTAGTGGCATGGCCTATTGGATGGGTAATGATTCATTCTTTATGTTTGATGGTGCAGTTAAAAAAGTGCCGTGCAGCGTACAGGACCATGTGTTTGATAATATTAATAAGAATGCATTCAATGAAGTTTATTGTGCATCCAATTCAGATTTTAATGAAGTAGTATGGTTTTATCCATCAGCAGATTCACTGCAGATAGATAGGCACGTAACATTTAATTACGCAGAAAACTTATGGTATACTGGAACGCTTTCAAGAAGCACGTGGGCTGATCGCGGTGTTTATCCAAATCCATATGCAACTGAATATGATTCAACCGATGATACATCAACTATCTCTACAATTTATGGAAACAAAGATGGTAGAACACTTGTCTACGCACAAGAAAAAGGTGTTAATGCTGCAGGATCAGCAATGACAGCGTATATTGAATCAGGTGATATTGATATCGGTGATGGTGATAATTTTATGTCTATTTCACGTTTCATCCCTGACTTTAAAAATCAAGTTGGTAATGTAGATATGACAATTAAGGCACGTTCTTATCCAGCAGCATCACAGACAACACACGGACCATATGCCGTTTCAACTTCAACAGAAAAACAGGACACACGCATACGTGGAAGACAACTTGCACTACGTGTATCAAGTGATGCAACTGATGATGATTGGCGTTATGGCACATTACGTTTTGATGGTAGACCTGACGGAATGAGAGGATAGTATGTCAAAAATAACAGTACCACTATTACCACAAGCAAGACCAGAATATGACCAGTCACAAATGGCACAGCTTATACAAACACTAGAACAAATGATCTTTATACTAAATAATACTTATACACCTGTCACATTAAGTGATGAGGATGAACAAAAATCATGGTTTTTATCATAAATGGCTAACGCATATACAAATTATAAAGCAGTATTATCTACTTCTGAATTGACTACACTCTATACGGTGGGATCAGCTACAACAGCGATCATTAAATCACTGCGTGTGACGAATACAGATGAAGAAACTGATTGTAAAATTAGGACATTTATTGTAGATTCTGATAGTGTAAGCTATACGTTGGAGACTAATAGAAACATACAAAAAGGCACATCAGAAGAGCTGTTTAATAGCTATTCTTTTTCCACCTCACCTGTAGTACTCAAGGAATCCGAGGCTATAAAGGTGCAAGCGGAGAATGGTGGCGATTTACATGTCATCCTAAGTGTGCTAGAAATAAGTTAATGATTGCAATGAGAGGGAAAAATGGCTATAAATGACAATATTACCGTGCTAGCTGGAAAGACAACTATTCCAACGCCGGATGTGGAAACAACTTCCACAATCAAGCACGCCACAACAGGAAAGGTTTATGCCGATGAATTGGAGGCAGAAGCCGATGTCATCAACCCTGCAACCAGCACAACAAAAGAGGATATAAAACGAGACGTGGCAATAAGCGTAAATAAATTACCAGACATCTTAGGAGGAAGTTCATAATGGCATTACCATGGATAGCGATGGGGATAGGTGCCTTGATGGGTGGCATGCAAGCAAAGCAAAGCGGAGGAGACTTCATGAAAGGCGCACTAACAGGTGCGGCACTTGGTGGAATTACCGGAGGACTAGGTGGTATGGCAACCGGAACAGCAGCAGGAACCTCAGCAGGTGGCATATTCGGATTTGGAACTAAAATGATACCAAACATGCTTGCGATGTCAGGCATTGGTATGGGAACAGAAATGATGGGACAACAGGAAGCCAACAAGGCGGCTTTAGAAGGAAGAAGAAGATTATTTGATGAAGAGGAAGAAGAGCGACTTAGAAGATTAAGTGAGATTGCAGGCTATGATGTAGCGGATTCTAAAAACTTTTTAACACCGCAATCTTATTTCGGTGTAGCTGACGGCGGAATAATTAATACACGACAAGGATTTTACAATGGCGGAGGCGCATGGGCCGATATTCCAATGGAAGAAGGTGGACCAACAATGGACCCCGAAATAATGCAATTACCAATGGGACAAGAAGGAAGTTTTGAATCAGAGAATGAAGATTTTTTAGAACTTTCAGGATTAACCGATGAAGAAATGTCAGAATTACAATCATTACAGTCACTAAGTATAGTGACGCCGGAAGGTGATCCAAACTATGAAAGAATTCAAATAAGATTACAAGAATTAATGGGAAGAATGAAGGTAGCGGACGGTGGATATATTGGCCGCCCTAAAATGTTTCTTGGAGGTATAGCAGCACTTCTTGGTGGAGCAGGAATATTGAGTAAAATTTTAGGAGGAAGAAAAAAACGTGGAGAAGCACTTCCTATGAAAAAACCAATTTTAGACAAATTACCAGGTAGACCTCATCTTCCAATTGATGAAATTGATGAAGATGATCTACCACAAATTGGACCTATTGGACCTTGGGACAGGCACCCAGGATTGCAATTATTAAACCAAGCACGTGGTGGATCAATTGAAAGACCTGGATATAAAGATGCTGGTATTGTTACAGAAGATGAAAGTGAATGGTATGATAGAGTTTTAAATGCCACTCCAGCATTTCGTGAAGGCACTGGAGTAGATGAAGAAGGTTTTATAACAATGCCTGGACCAGATGGAGAAATGATAAAAGTTAAACCAGCATTTCGTGGAATAGGTGGATATGATGAAGAAGAAAATTATGCACAAGGTGGTATAGCTGATTTGGACATGCGTGGCGGTGGAGAATCCATAGGACCAGGCACTGGGACATCTGATGATGTACCTGCAATGTTAAGTGACGGCGAATTTGTAATGACAGCGGATGCTGTAAGTAATTTAGGCGGCGGAGACCGCATGGTAGGAGCAAGAAGAATGTACAACATGATGAATCAACTTGATCCTAATTCACAATCACCTGGAGAAATGAATGTTGCTGGTTACGGATGATAGATTGGAGATTTCTCACTCTTGATGACATTGAGTGGGTAACAAAAGTTGGCAAGCAGATGTTTGCCGATTCGGAATGGAAAGAAGGAGAGTACGATGCGAAGAAGATAGAAAAGTATCTTCATCATGTCGCGAGTCATCCCCTCTATATGTGTGGACTTATAGGGTTAAAGGATGATAAAAAGGCTGGCTTTCTCATAGGTCAAATTGGTGAGTATCGGTTTATGAATAAACTTCTTGCTCGTGAAAATGAACTATGTATATTGCCAAAATACCGTGGGAGCATGGTTGCAATCACGTTAATGAAAAAATTTATAGAGTGGGCTAAAACGATGAAGGCAGACGAAGTTTTATTTGAACCATCAACGAATGGTGATATAAATAAGTTTGATGCTATGGCTAAACGATTAGGCATGGAAGTGACTAGCAAAACGTACAGGAAAAAATTATGAGTTTACCAGGATTTGGAAATCCAAGCGTAACAACGCCTCCTACAACGGCGCAGCAATCATACCAGTATGAAGCACCTGAAATTCAGGCGCGTAAACTTGGGTTAATGGATATTGCCGGAAGATTAGCGCAAGGGGAGACAGGTACGTATGGAGGTATACAACTTCCAACACAGCAAATTGCAGGATTTGCTCCACAGCAAATGGATGCATTTAATTTAGCGTCACAAGGTGTGGGTTCCTATCAACCTTACATGCAACAAGCAGGTGCTTACGCGGCAAAAGCAGCAGATCCAACAGCTTATCAGGATTTCCTGAATCCTTACCAATCATATGTGACACAAGGAATTGAAGATCAATTCGCAAAAGCACAAAACCAAGCAGCGGCGCAAGCATCTAAGACTGGAGCTTTTGGTACAGAGCGTGAAGGATTACAAAGATCAGACTTACAATCACAACAAGCACAGGCTGTAGGACAATCATTGGCACAAGGTTATGGTCAGGCACAACAACAAGCACAACAAACTTATGGCCAAGCAGCTGATAGACAAGCAGCGTTAGGTGCACAACAACAAGGACTCGCCGGACAAGATATTAATACATTAATGCAGACTGGTGGAAGACAGCAACAATTGGCGCAACAAGGAATGGATGCATCTTACAGACAACAATTACAACAACAATATGAGCCATATCAACGATTAGGATTTGTATCGGATATCTATCAAGGTATGCCTACAAGTGCTTCATCATTGACAATGGCAACTACACCACAAGCTAATCCAATGTCACAGGCAATTGGAATGGGAATTACAGGACTGGCGGCATACCAAGGTTTCCAGAAAAATTAGGGGGCTAAATGAGCAATACACTTAATAGGCCTATGTTTAAGCGTGGGCCGGATGGACAGATGCGAGAAGCCAAATGGATTGGTGGTATCACGCGTGCTCTTCCTTATGCGTATAGAGGTGCTAAATTCTTAGCACCAAAAGTCACAAACGTTCCTCATAATATTAAAAGAATGATAAATCCAAAATCTACTGGTGTACAACCACCGTGGGTTGGACCTCGTGGACCTATGAATGAAGTTCCATTTGTTAAAGGAAAGCCACCGTCATCAGCTTTTGATTGGAGACTTAACTCATGGTCAAATCAATTTAATAATCTTAAAAATAAACATGGATTAAGCACTGCTGAAGCTTTTGGATATAAAGGTGTGAAAGGTCTTCCACAGGAAGTTCTGGATCATGTAAAAATTATGCCTAAAATGCCGTGGAAGCGATCTCTTACTGAACAAGGTGCATATGGATTAGGATATGGGGCTTTAAGTAACTGGGCTAATTATCCAGATGACCCACAAGCAAATATTGAAACAGAAGAAGGTGGCACTTCAGAAGATAAGCCACCTACAGGACAGACCATAGGTGCTGCTGGTGGACCAATACCTGAAGGACCAAAGGTACCAGGAACAAATTTACCTGATGATAGTGTTGAAGGTGGACAGGGTGATGAATATGACGGACCAACTACAGGACAGACCATAGGTGCTGCTGGTGGACCAATACCTGATTTAGTTTCAGAAGCTATTACAGCAGATGATACTATTTCTCCAAAGTCAATTGAAGATTATAAAAAAGAGTTACGCGCAGCGATGGGTAAAGAAGATTCTAACATGGGTTCTCTGATGCTTATGCAATTAGGATTAGGAATGATGTCAGGAAAATCTTATCAACCAGGATTCGCTGGCTTTGCAGAAATACTAGGTAAAACAGGACAAGAAGTTCTTCCTATGTGGATGGAACACATGCAGAACAAACGTAAGGAAGACAAGGAAATTGCTCTTGCGGCATACGACATGCTTCGAGAAGACCGTGCAGCTGAAAGAGAGCGTAAACAAGATTTATCCGATTGGGTTTGGAAAGAAGAGTACAAAATGGATGATTGGGTTCGAAAAGAACAATACAAACAACCGTTTGCCGGTGATGAATCTATGATTCAAGTTAACAATCCTATGTATACTCCAAATGGAGAAAGAATTGATAATTGGACTAATTTAAAACAAACATTTAGTAAATCACCTGAAGCATTATATATTATGCAAAACTCGGATCCAACCATGATGCGTATTACTCCTTTAAACATGACTGATGCGGGTATGAAAGCTGCAGGACTTGGTGATCAAAATTTAACTAAAGCACAACGTGGTGAAAACGTTATGCTTGCCAATGTATATGAAAGAAACATGGGACAAATTCTAAACTTCCTAATGGATCCTGAAATAGGATTACACTCCGGTAACTTTAAAACAGGTTCAACTGGAGCAGTTCTTAAAACATTAAGATTCTTGGACAGAGAAGTAAACCATGCTTGGGATACTATATTTGGTACCGATACAGTTTCAGCAAACACAGGTAAATATTTGTGGGGAACATTAAAAGAAGTAGAAACTGATATGATGCAGAATCTTGTTGAGAATCAAGGTTTAATTTCAGGTGCTGGTAATACAGAAAATGAAGCACATGGTGGATCAAAAGATATTATGCACGGCACTTATGATGATGGTCAAGGTAATCAAATAACAGGTAATTTTGCTACAGAAGCATATGTAAGAAACTTAACCAATAACCAATTCTATGATGTCAATGAGCAATTAGTTAATATGATGGGTTTCCTAGAAGCTCGTTTGAAACAGCCTACTGGTCGTCTACTTGCTGATACAATTAAAACATCAATTGAAAACTTAAAAGCACAAGGATTCATGAAAGGGGATCCAGTTCAGACTGCAAATAGGATGCACTTTTTTGTTAAACGTCTGTACGAAGCATATGCAACACACGCAATTAAAGGAGGTTCTGTTCCTAAAACAACCTTTGAAGGTGGTAGAGGAATAATAGATTTAAGCATAGAAAATTATAATAAATCTTACACTGGCTTTGCTGGCAATCAGGCATTGGACCAGGGTATTAGTCTTGGTTGGATGAATTCATTACCACAGGAAAATATAAATCTACAAGTAGGTAATGCACCAGGAAATATTTATCCTAATAAAAACGAAGTTCCTGTTCATGCAACAGAAGACTTTAGTGGACTGATGAAATACGCAAGTGGGAATTGGTAATGGCTGACTTAATTAAAAAAGGAATAAATGTTGTAAACCCTTTATCTTCTACTGGTATTTCAAATCTTCTTATGGGAGAAGCTGGAAAAGAAAAAATTATTGGTGCAAAGGATACGGAGTATACAGATTTTAGAGGTTCTACTCCAATAACAGATGCAGAAGCAAGAATAGATCGTATAAGAGAAAAGAGTGGTAAAGCAAAAGATGCTATCATCGGTGGATTTTGGGATGCAGTTAAAGGTGGTGCGGAAACAGTTTATGATATTTATAATTATGGACCACGCGGCGTTCCTCAACATATAAAAGAAGAAAGAGCACATGAAGCAAAAGCAGCACTAGATAAAGTTAAAGAAGATGAACAGTTACAAATCCAATACGAAAAAGCATTAGCAAATAGACGTGATATTAAAACTGTACGTGCAGAAGTATCACAAATTATTGCTGCGGCACAAAAAACAGAAAATGCTAGTCCTGGAAAAATAAATCAAAATGATTTAGAAGCACGTATCTTAGCATACGTTAGATCACAAGGATACACAGCAAATGAAATTCAAGGCGGAGATGATGTAGATGTAGATCTATTACCTGATCCGTATGGATTAACCACTAGTTCACCAAACCCATTTCCTGAAGCTGAAAACATTATGAAATTTGGTGGAGGTGTCGGTGGTAATATACTTGGATACAAAATGTCAAAGAACTGGGCAATTGCACAACCTAGAACATTGGGTACAGCTGCAACAGCTTTTGGTAAAGGTGTACAAGGCGGATTTAAATTTTGGAAAGGTGGACCTTACTGGGGAAGAATGGCTGGTGCATTGGCAGGTGGTCTTGTTGGTGTATTAACAGCAGATTATGGATACGAAACAGCACTTGATGTTTCAAATGCAGCAGGTGTGTTTGGTAAAAAAGGAATTAACAGGCCAGGTATTCCAGAACGCGCAAGAAGTTTATTAGAAACAGCAGAACGAGAAGCTAAATTGACGGCAATGACATCTTTTATTGCACCAGGTATTAATGGTGTACGTAATGTAACTAGAACTTATTTAGCAGGCGCAGGACCACAAGAATTAAAAATTGCAGAAAAAGGAATGAAACTTGCAGAAAAATATATTCCTGAAGGACAATATGGTGGAAAAAGAGGTTGGATGAAAAGAACTGGTGAACCAGAATCAATAGTAGGTATTACAGATATTAGTGCATACCGTGCAGTTCAAGGTATACCAAATGTTGTTTTAAGATTTCCATTGATTGGTGGTGGAGGTTCAAAGAACCTCGCACAACGTGCAGAAAAATTAAATGTTATTCTTGATGACATGACTAATAGAATTGCACCATCAGTAGGATACAACAGATTATCAGAAGCGGTTACTGCTAGTTCAAATTTAACTGCTAAAAAATTAACAAATGAATTAACAACATTAAGAAAAGAATGGTTTGACCATGCAACAGCACGTGGCGCCGTTGTTAAAATGGCAGGAAAAATTGGTGATGATTCACCTCATTCTATTATTACAGATTTCAAAGCACATATGGCACAAACAGCTGGAAAAGGTATTGATGGAACACCTCTTCCAACGGTAGTTAAAAATAAACTAAACACTTTCTTTGATAATATACTTCAAGAACCAGGTTCCATTACACTAGCAAGAGCTGATGCAATGCTAGATGAACTTGGACAAATAATGAAAATGGGTGGTATGAAAACTAACCCAACAGCTATTAATTTTGCTGAACAATTTTCACAAGCTATACAAAATGCAGCAAGAAAAGTAGACCTTGGTGATGCAGGTAAGGCAGCATTAAAAAATTATGATGATCTTTGGACCCATGGTCAAATGCTTATGAATGGACCAGTTGCAAAACAATTATTTGGTCCTAATGCTAAACAAATGCTTTACGGATTTCAACACAAACTAGCTAATCAAGGAACTAAATACGCGGACGATTTATTACACACTGCAAAACTTATGGAATCACCACAAGCAATGCAACATTTATATGAATTTGTTGGCCCTAATATTTTCAGAGGAATGATGAGACGTCATATTACTAATGCTTATGATAGTGCACTTACAACATGGCCTGGAAAATCATTTTTGGATTTAAATGCTCCTTTAGGAGCAACAGTTAAAACTGGGGAAGGAGTAGCGACAGCTAAAAGAATTGATCCTAAAAAATTCATACAAAATTTAGGACTTGATGCTAAAGGTGGTAGACTATACGGGACAATAGAAGAAGGTCTTAAAATATCTCAAAAAAAAGGTGATCTTTCTCCTTGGATGAAACATTTACCAGATGAATTAGTAGATGCCGGAGCTGATATGAAAACTATACAAGCTTTAGGAACTGGTATGAATACTACTAAGTTTAAAGAAGTTGCGACAGGTTTTGTAACACCTAAAGATTTAACAGATTTTGCTACAGTATTAGAAGCATCATTTAGAGGTGGTGTTCCTGATATCAGTACATTCATAGCAAGAAGAGCACAAATTTCTGGGTTAAAAGGAGCAGTAAAATCTTTCTTACCAGCTGCTGGTGGAGGTGCCGCAGCAGGTACTGCAATTCCTGCAGTCAGCATGGTTCATGCAGTTATGTTTTCTTTACTTGCAAGACAAGGTGGTAAAATATTAACTAACCCCGTTAATTTAAAAGCAGCAAATCAAATTTTAAAAGCAACTGATGAAGACATTGCGCGTATATGGAATCCATTAAGTTATCATCAATATGGATCAGCAGCTAAAGCATTAGCTGTTAAGAATGCATTACAAACTATTGGTGCAAATTTCAATGGTGATTTAGAAGATCTTGATAAAACAATTTCAGATTCACTAAATCAACAAGGAAGACGTGAACAATTAAATAAAGTTATGCCTCAAACAGGTAAAGAAGAGATGAATCAAAAAATTAATATCTTTGAAAAAATGAAACAAGCGGCGCAAGCCAAACAAGGAATCCGTGAGGAGTCGCTCGCTCCTGCGGTAACTGGTGGTGCTGATGTAGGATCAGCTTCACCAATTTCTAGCCCAACGTCTGTAGGTGCTACTACCAATTATGGTGGTGGCACTACAGGCTCATCCATTGCTGCTAATACAACAATGAACCCTAATGCAGCGGCTAGTTTATATGCTGGTAACACAGATGCAGCGTTGGCAAATCAATTTGGTGTACCTAGTGGACCAACAGCACAAATGCCAAGAGCAGCAAGAGGTGGCATCATTTCATTGGTGAGTTAATATGAGTCTTAAAGATATGATATGGTCGGTTGGAATAATCTTGGCCCTCGGCGTAACATGGGGGATGACATCACAACGTATCTCTGCAATGGAAACAGATGTTGATCGATTAGAAGAAGCTTTAATTCTCTTTACTAAGATGGAATCAAGAATCGCTGTCATAGAAACAGAGGTTAAAAATATAAATAAGAAATTAGATAGAATGTAATGAACTACGATAAATTATTAGAGTCAGTAAAAAAACACGAAGGGTTCAAGGACCACGTCTACTTAGACTCACTTTCCAAACGCACCGTGGGCTACGGCCACCTCTGCGTGGAAGACCACTGGGAAGATGGAAAGAAATATGACAAAGAATATCTGGAAGACATTCTGGAAAAGGATTTACAAGGTGCTATAGACCAGGCGCATGACATGTGCCAGGGAATGGAAATTTCAGACGATGCAAAATCCATCATCTGTGAAATGATTTTTCAGCTTGGTGGACATGGTGTCTCAAAATTTAAGAATATGTGGAAAGCTCTCAAAGAGAATCCACCATCCTATTCCGTAGCCGCATCAGAGATGCTCGACTCACGCTGGGCAAAACAGACCCCAAATAGAGCCAAGGAAATGGCTGGACATATGAAGTCATGCTCGCAGGAATAGCATCGCTAGCAAGAAACGTTCCTAAAATATTTAGAGGAACTAAGATCAAACCCAGAACTAATTTATCAGATTTAAAAAATGTTTTAACAAAACATATAACTAAAGAAAATCCAATAGATATGGGATCAGAGGTGGCAGCAATGGATGCTGACCCTAAATATCAAATGATTGGTGGTGGTATTGAAGGATCTGGTCCATCAATTTATCGTGGAACAACTCTTATTGACGACCCAGCTAAAATTTCAACTAAAAAACAAATGAATGTATTAAGAGATGATGAAAAATTCTTTACTGATGATCCTATAGAAGCTGCACATCATGGATATTCGTCTCAATCTGTAGATAATCCTGCTGTTATTTTAAGAATGGCTAGAGAAATAGCTAATACCCGCTCACCAAAAACACCGCTTGGTAGAAACGTACTAGCAGGAGGACATTCAATTGTATCTAATCAACAAGATGCTATGATCCCTGTTTTAATGAATGTTATAACGAGATTAAAAAAAATGGGATGGAAAGATGCTGAAATTTTTAAGTACATTAAGCTATTATATCAAAACCCAATACCTAAAAAGATATTTAATCGTGGTGGAATCGTTTCACTTATGCTATAATACCACGTGCAAATAATTCAGAAATATAATTACGCAGAACTTAAACGTCAGGACGGTGATACTAGATTGTATTTAACACCTGATGGTGAGTCTCTACCCTCAGTTACAACTGTACTATCTAAAACGAAAGATAAAACGTTTTTGAAAAAATGGCGTCAAAAGGTTGGCGAGAAAAAAGCAGAGGAAATCATTAAGAGTGCTGGTCAGATTGGCACCGCGCTCCACCTATATATAGAACGTTTTGTGAACGGAGATAAATATAAAGATCTCACCAAAATAGGCATACAAGCCGAAAAAATGGCGCAAAAGATAATAGATGAGGCGTTTAGTGATATTACAGAAATATGGGGATCAGAAGTACATTTATATAATCCTGGGAAATACGCAGGAACAGCAGATATGATTGGTGTCTATAAAGGTAGACCAGCTATCATGGATTTTAAACAAACAAACAGACCAAAGAAACGTGAATGGGTACAAGACTATCTCATGCAGCTTGCAGCGTACGCCGCGGCCCACAATGCTATATTTGATACTGAAATAGATCAGGGTGTCGTTCTTATGTGTTCACGTGATTTAACCTTTCAACGCTTTGAATTAACGGGTGAAAAATTCACACGTGCTTCCGATGCTTTTATGAAAAAGCTTGATTTATACAATAAAAGTATTATATAATACATATAGGATGCCGTAATGGGTCCTACAATCTTGCTTTAATAGGAGGTTTATATGAACGAGCTAGAT